CTCTATCCGAAGTTGAAGGTCGACATCAACGAGTTGTTCAGCGGCGGCTACCAGGAGGCCATTTTCACGGGCTCGATCGGTTGGGGCAAGACCTTCCTCGCGTCCATTGGGGTGTGCCGCATTCTCTACGAGCTGTCCTGCATGAAGGATCCGCAGAGCAGTTTGGGGCTGGCGCCCGGCTCCAACATCTCGCTCGTGTGTTTGAGCGTCAACGAGTCCCTAGCCATGAAGGTGGCGTTCGAGAACATCGCGGTAAAGGTGAAGGCCAGCGCCTATTTTGAGCATCACTTCCCCTACAAGGACACGAAGAAAGAGTTTCGCTTTCCCAAGAACGTGTGGCTCGCGGCCCGCGCGACAACCGACTCGTCCGTGCTGGGTTTGAACTGTCTGGGCGGCATCCTCGACGAGACCAACTTCATGAGGAAGGACGCGGCCAAGAAGCACGACGTTCGCTTCGGTCCTCTCGATCACGCTGAGGTTCTTTACGCCGGGATCAAGCGTCGTATGCGTTCTCGTTTCGAGAAGCGGGGGCGTCTGCCCGGCATGCTTTTCCTCGTCTCCTCGAAGAAGACGCACGACGACTTCACGGCTCGCCGCATTCGAGACAGTCGTAACGATCCCACCATCTTCGTGCGCGATTACGCGCTGTGGGACGTGAAGCCTGCCGACAGTTACAGCTCACAGACGTTTCACGTGCTGTGTGGGAACGAGAACACGCCCTCCAAGATTTTGGACGTGGAGGAGGGGATTCGGTTTCAGCAGGCCCAGGACGACGATACCCTCACGGAAGGCCTCACCCTCATTTCTGTGCCCGAGGACTTTCGGTTCGACTTCGAGACCAACCTTGAAGGCGCGATCCGAGACCTGGCGGGTTGCGCTACCGTAGCGATCCATCCGTTCATTCAGCGCCGCGAGAAACTGGTCGCGACTCCCGACATGCACCACCCGTTCTCTGTGCAGGAGTACGATCCGTCAAAGCCCGGCACCTTCATGTGGGACAAGATGGTGCAGCTGACGAAGTACAAGGATTTCGGCGGTTACTCGCACGAGGGGTTCCGTCCCATCGTAAACCCCACGCTTCCTCGCCACATTCACATCGACCCCTCGTACCGCAAGGACTCGACGGGGCTTTGCATGTCACACATCTGTGGCTGGAAGGACGTGTTGCGCCGCACGGGGGATGGGGAGGTTCATCAGGAGCGTGCCCCCGTCTTTTACGTCGATCTCGTGCTTCGCATCGTTCCTCCGGTGGGGGACGAGATCGTGCTGGGCGACATCCGTAGACTGGTTTACGAACTGAGCCAGCACGGCTACATGATCACGTACGTGTCGCTTGATACGTGGCAGTCGGTAGACTCGCTTCAGCAGCTCAAGCAGAAGGGGTATCGGGCCGAGCACCTGTCGGTCGATACGAAGCCCGATCCCTACGATCATTTGAAAGCCGCGTTCTACGAAGATCGTGTGAAGGTCTACGGATACGAACCGCTCTTCAAGGAACTGCTCCAGTTGGAGCGCAACGAAGAAAAGAAGAAAATCGACCATCCTCCTAACGGCTCTAAGGACGTGGCGGACGCGCTGGCCGGCTGTCTTTACTCGCTGATTAAACGACAGGCCTCCCAACCGTTGCCGCTTTTGCGGGGTCTTTCGCAGACTCCCGACATGTGGATGGAAGAGCACTATCAGGCTGCGGCTGCCGGTCCCTCGGGCGTTCCCGATGATGGGCGTTTCTATCCTCAACTTCCTTTTGGTGGAGGGCAGGCGTCTGGTGGTATGCTACCGCCCTTCCTGGGTGGAGGGCGTGAGGACTCGCCGCAATCGAAGCAACCGAACGACTGGACCAATGGCGAGGGCTGGAAGCCATTTTGATGAAGCGACCACGTAGTCGCAGGAGTGAGCGTGATGGCAACACTGAAGAACACGATCGAAGACCTCCGAGTCCTTCTGCTGGATCCCCCGTGGGACGAGTTCTATCGCCTGCTCGGCATGCTGGATTCGATGGATCAGTCGCCCGAGCTGGAGGTTCTGACGAACGACGAGTTGCGCGCCTTCAAAGGCCTGCGCCTCACGTTGCATAAGTCCACCACCATGGAGCCGGGCGCCATGCAGCAGCACGTCGGGGCCCACTGGATGGGCGCGGCCGATCAGGCTGTACGGAAGCTCTCTATCGGTCCGCGTGCCGTCGACTGCGTCACCAAGCTGATGCAGTTCCCCTCGGATGCGGTGCCGCACGAGGCCGTTCTGTGAACGGCGGAGCGAAGAACATACGGGACGAGCTACAAGACGCTTTCGGTCTATTCGAGGGGCCTATTGACACCGGAACCGTACTGCTCACGCCCTCAAGCGTGTTGCGGGCGCAGGCGGTCGACATTGCCAAGCGCTGCCCGCTCAAGGGCGTGTTACGCGACCTGGGGGCTTTGGCAGCGGGAGCCATTTCGTTGGAGATGGAGGCGTCGGGACTACGGGTAGCGGATTACGCGGATCAGAATGAGGTTGCCGGCATCCTGCTTGAGCGGGTATCTCAGTTGCTATTGGACGAAGAAGGTGAGTTCGCGCGTTCGGTGCGGGACCACCTCAGGCTGCGTGGTTGAGGTGATGCTTGGGCTTTTTTTCTAACGTCGCGGCGAGAGTCCGATCCTACTGGGTTCAGGACAAGGAGCGTGTAGCGCTCGAAATCGCGAAGGGCTCGACTGTCGCTGGCTCGCCTGCGGGCGGCTACGACTTGATGCAGGCCTACGGCTACAACGTCGTGGCCGACTACCTGCGGTTGGAGCAAGACCTGCTCGCCCGCTACGTGGACTACGAGGAGATGGACGACTACCCGCTGATTTCAGCGGCTCTCGACATTTTCGCCGACGACTCCACTCAGCCCGACACTCAGATCAACAGGACCATGTGGGTCACGTCGCCTGACAAGTCGACCAAGAACACGCTGGATGACTTGATCCACAAGCGTCTCCGGTTGGACGAGGAGATCTGGGAAATCTCTCGAACGACCTGCAAGTACGGGCAGGACTTCGAGGAAATTCTGGTCACGCCTCAGGGCGTCGTGGGCCTGAACTTCCTGCCGCCTCCGACGGTCCGCAGGATCGAGGGGCCCCGAGGCGAGCTGTTCGGCTTCATTCAGGACTTCCAAGGCCGCTTTGGCTACACGCCCGAGGACTTCAAGCAGGTGTTGGCAGGCCGCACCACTGACTTGGGAGGCCGGGGGCAGGGCGACGAGGCGGCCATGGGGCTCGCGGGGGTGGCGGCGCTTGAGGATTGGGAGGTCGTACACTTCCGTCTGCGTGGCAAGCAGCGACGATCTGTTTACGGCTACTCCATCATGGAGTCGGGCCGCTGGATCTGGAAGCGCCTCCTTCTGCTGGAGGACTCGGCCCTCATCTACCGCCTGCAACGCGCCCCTGAGCGCTTCGCCTTCTACGTGGACGTTGGGGACCTGCCGCCCGCCGAAGCCCTCGCCTACGTCAACCGAGTGCGCCAGCAGTACAAGAAGCGCAAGTACGTGAACCCGACGACGGGGAAGATCGACTTGCGATTCGATCCACTTGCCCAGGACGAGGACTTCTTCCTCCCGACCCGGCAAGGACAAGAGGGCACAAAGGTCGATGTTTTGGGTGCGCCTCAGTGGCAGCACATGGAGGACATCGAGTATTTCCAGAACATGCTGTTCGCCGCCTTGAAGGTGCCGAAGGCGTATCTGGCGCAGGACGAGAACACGGCTAGATCCGTTCTCTCGACCGAGGACGTGCGGTTCGCTCGTTCAGTCCTTCGGGTTCAGCGCGAGCTGGTGAACGGGATCCGGAAGGTCTGCCGCGTCCACTTGGCTGCCCTTGGACTCAACCCGTACGATCAAGAGTACGACATTCGCATGACCGTGCCGTCCAGCATTTTCGAGCTGGCGCAGCTGGAAGTGCGGAACGCCAGAGCCGATCTGGCTGGTAGAATGAAGGAGTTCGTCTCTCTCTACTGGGTCTACAAGAACATCCTGTCGCTGTCGGATGACGAGATCGACATGATGGTTCGGCAGCGCGAGCAGGACGTAAAAGATCAAACGGTCTGGCAGGCCAAGGCGGAGGCGGAGGCCCAGAAGCTCGTGCAGCCGGAAGGCGGGGAAGGCGGAGGCGGCGGTCCCATGGGGTCTTCGCTGTACGGTCCGGATGGCCGTCGCATCAACGTGCGGGACTTTTTGCCCGGAAAAGGACCCAACATCCATCAAGGAGCGCGCGGTATTTCAGAGCGGGAGCTGTTCGGTGGCTATCGCTCCGACACGGAGAAGCGAGCGGAGGACAAGTTCGAGCACCTCATGAAGCACGACTCCAATCTCCGGCGCTCCATCCGTGACCTCCGCGAGCTGATGTCTGATCTCGCCACCGTTTCCAAGAAGCGGTAGTTGACAAGGATCTTGTCCGCTGAGTAGGTTTGACCCAGTGGCTTCCGGAAAATTCATCCCTGCTGCCGAGATCAAGCGGCTAGCCGAAGGCAGCTACGAGCACACCATCTTTCAGGTGAAGGCGCTCGTGATGGGTAACGCGACTAAGCTGTTGGGTCACGAGCAAGCGTTTGAAGTGGTGGGTACGTTCCCTACTTCTGCTCTCGTGCTGTCGGAGGGCGGAGAGCTTATCCGCGTGAAGTTCGAGCGAGCACAGGGCGGCGTCCTGAAACTCGTGGGCCACTTGCCCGAGGAAGTCTCGTCTTACACGAACGACACGGTTGAAGGGTTTGCTCGCCAGGAAATTCGCCGCGCCGTGAAGGCTTGGAAAGAAGGCCGCGTCGACGAGGCCAAAACTCTCATCGCTGCGGTCGCCCCCTACGTCGAGGCACGTGTGCAGCGTGACGAGAGTAAGGTCGTCACTTCCATGATCACGGCGTACCAAGCGTCGCGTCCCTGGAAGCAGTTGCTTCAGAAGCGAGGCGCTCGCATCCGTGGTGTCGTTGGGGAAGCGGCGTTGAAGGAGCTGCGGGCGTCCGCCCCGCTGCCCAAGTTCAGACCGCTTTATGATGGATCGTTGAACGAGGAAGAGTGTGGGGGCTACGCGGATCTCGTCTACACCGACTTCGAGTACCTCGGGGCTAGATCCGAGTCGATGCTTGATCTTGTTGAGATGTGCTACGAACCTCTTGGCCCTGTGGTAAGGTCTGAGGAGTTCAAGGACGAGGAAGCGATCAAAACATTCGCCATCTTTACCGAGGACTTGATTTCTGATCTACGACGATTGCATCAGGTGATTGTCAAAGCGCCCAAACAGATTATGAAGATCGAACAGCTCGCCAGACTCTACGACTCAGTTGTCGAAGGTTGGGGCGAGTACGAAGTTGCCGCCAAGTTTGTCGATATGATGTCGAAGCGGCTTCAGCCAGCTGAAAAATAGGAGAAAACCGATGCGTCACCCTGTCGTAGTTTCATCGCTCACCGAAGACCTCCGTGCTATCGGACTCTTGTCGGAGGAGGGTGAGGAAACCCCCGCTCCCGATCCCGATGTTGACGGCGGATATTCTGCCGAACCTGGATCTGACGAAGTCAAGCCGCAGGCCGAGTCTGACGACGAAGACGAAGACGACGTCGCCGTCACCGAGACGGACGACAGCGACGACGACGATCAAGACGGAGAAGATACGATGGAGGCGGCGCGCGGTTACGTAGCGTCTGTCGCCCGGAACTTCCTCAAGGCCCACACTCCCGCGTCGCGCAGTCGCTTCGAGAGCCGCAGGGCCCCGAAGAAGCGGCTGGTCGCGGAGTCCAAGGCTCGCCCCTCGAAGGCACCCCTGAGGACTCAGAAGGAGTCGAAGAACTTGCGTATGCGCCGCCTGGCGGCTGGTCGGATCTTCGAGAGCGCCCCCGCCAAGAAAACTCACGCCGTAGCCGCTCCCTCACGAGCCGCACGCGTCGCCAGCCTGCTGAACGAAGTGTCGGAGCTGACGAACGGGATTCACCGAGCCAAGCGTGCGGAGCACATCCAAGGCTTCGCCAACATCGCCCTCATCTCCGAGATGCTGTCTCGCCGGTTCAAGTCGATCTCGATGGAGTTTGCTGAAGGCAATCTCTTCAAGGTCTCGGGGGCCATGACCCGCTTGTCCGAGCAGGCAAGCGACGTAGCCATCGCGCTCGACGCTCCTCCTGAGGATGACGAGACTCCGGTCGATGACGGCGCGATGGAAGCGGAAGATCCGATGGGCGGCGCTGACGACGCCCAGGTGGACGGCCTGTTCAAGAAGTTGATGGCCAAGTTGCTGGACGCGCTTCAGCTCTACAACGACGTGACGGGCAAGGAAGAGGGCGACGATGTCGACCTGGATCCGTCTGATGACGAGTTGGATGACGACGACGATCTGCCTCCCCTGCCCCCCGGCACTGACGAAGAGGAAGGCGACGACATGTTGCCCGGCGACGACAAGCAGCCGATGGATCTCGAAGGCGACGACGAGTTTGATCCCGAGGTCGACGCCGACGGTACGGATGACGAGATCGACGACGTCGATGACGAGGAGGATCCGACGGCTGAGGCTGACGAGAACCCCTTCGCCAAGAAGGACGACGACGACGACGACAAGGCCGTGTCAGAGGGCAAGAAGGCACTGCGCCGGGTCCTCAATCAG